GCGCCGTAGTTGTAGCCCTGGGAGAAGGTGAACGAATGGCGCAGCGTGTACTGTGGCCGCTGGAAACTGTCCTGCTCCTTTTGCAGATGCCGGTATATGGTTTTCAGGTCGGCAGGACAACTGCCATCTGTCAAAAATGCCGGCTCGATGGCATCGCCGGCGTCGTCGGTTGCAACCTCCTGTTCAAGCTGTTTTTTTATCTCGTTGCGGTATTTCTCGTTTGCGGTCGTAGTGAAATCAACGGCCTTTATGCTTGGATGCTCCCACAGGCTGTACTCCTGGTCGTTGCCGTCCAGTTCCCAAACCTCGACAGGCGTTTCCGTGGCGGCGCCGCCCCAAACGTCTTTTGCATAGTTAACGAACAGCTTGGCCGTGGCGCCTTCAGGCTCAAACCGTATGCTGCTGGCGCCGCCGTCGCGAACGTAGCGGCCAAACAAGCCGCGAACGGCCTGGGTTTCACCTTCAAATTCCTTTGTGAAATTAAAGCCGGCAGCCTTGTCCCAAAATATTGTCGGGTTTTGCTGAACTAAATGGTAACCTTTAACGTCTGCCATGGTCTAAATTTCGTCGTCGGTATTGTCGGCGGTTTTCTTTGTGTTTCGGGCAATGGTTTTCAGCAGTTTGTTGTTGTCCTTCTCTCTTGCACTTGGGTCGGCCGACTGACTGACTGCTGCGCCGATTCGTTGCAGGCTGTTCAGTTGCAGGCTGGGTTTCGACCAGGCTTTTGCTGCGGCCGCTGCCGCTGGGTCGGCTGTTGCTTGGTCGGTTGCGTCCTTTATCCAGTTTGAACCTTTTGAATCTTTTGCGGCGGCCGACGACGGCCCGCGCAGAAACGGGTTTGAACCAGACAGCCAATCGTCGGCGGCCTTCTGGATACGTTCCAACGCCTTGCCATGCTTTTCGTTAGCATCTGCCCATTCACCCTCGGAAATATCAACGCCCATTTTGCGCTGCGTCGTTAAATCCGAATCCAGTTGTCGCATTCCTTTTTCGCCTGACAATGAAAGAGCCAGGCCGGCGGCAGATTTGCCGACAAAACCAAGCTCGTCGTCACCTCGCGGCGACCTGGCCTGGTTGAAAACCTCGGCAAGAAGGGCAACAGCGTCAGAGGCCAGCGGCAATGCCTCGCGCTTCAGCTTGTCCAGTTCGTCGTTGAACCGCACCATGCTCTCGATTGACTCATTGTCAATGCCCTTTGGCGCGGATGCGGCCAGGCCGGTGAAGCCAGAAACAAATGCGGGAATCATTGCCGCGCCTCCGCGCCCCATTATATCCTGCAAACTCTTGGCGTTGTCCATGGCGCCGCCAGCCTTCTCGATAGCCTCGGCAACCTTCAGGAAAACCTGTTCCGGCGACATGACGTTCAGCATTTGCATCGTGATGCCGAATGCCTGGAAGGCGCGAATGTGGGTTGTCAATCCCTGCTTGGCCGACTCCATGGCCTTGGCTGTGTTAATGAACGACTTTTCAACGTCGCTCATGGTCGCGCCGCTCTGCGTGGCAGCAAAATCAAACTTTTGAATGGTGTCGGTGCTGGTGCCGATTCGGATTGCCGTCTTGTGGATTTGGTCGGCGTGCTGAACGATGCGCCTGGTGGCGCTGGCAAGGAAGCCAACAGCAAACACGCCGCCAATCATGCCGGCCATGCTGCCAGCCATTCGGGCAGCGGCGCCCTTGGTTCCCACTTCCATCTTCCGCAGGCCGGCAGACCAACCCCTGCCGTCCATGCTGGTGCGGCCTTTTACGTTAACGTGTGCCGTTGCCATCGTCTGCCTGTGCTGCGGCTTCCCTGTGCCGCTTCAAAAGTTCTTCTGTGGTTGCGTCGTTCAATTTCAGGGCGCCCTTCTGCTCATTCAAAGCCAGGTAATCCCACCAGGTCTGTCCAAGCGGTTGGTTCATTATTTCCTCGGCGCTCAATCCTCCCTCGGACAACAGCCGCGTGCGTACCAGTTGCGGCCAGGGTGCGCCGGCCTTGCTTCCGTTGGCCTGGCCGCTTGTCCAAAACTTTGGCACCTCCATGGCGGCCGACAGGTAGGCGGTGAACAGTTCAGCTTTCTCGTCGGCCTCAAATTCGCCGACATTCTCGGCCCAGGCTTTTATGTCCTCGCCCAGGTCAGCACGGCGCAGAATGTCCTGCGACGTTTCAAACGTATTGGCGCAAACCAGCAGGCCCAAAAGCAAATCGCCTAGCAACGCCTCCTTGTCGTCCGACAGGAAGGCGCAGTCCAGGCGATTCAGCAGCAGGTAATGCCCTAAAGAAAACGGCCGCAACTCCTGCCCCAGGATGGCGACAGGTTCAGGAATGATGCTGTGCAGGTAGTCATCCACATTATTACGGCAAGGTAAGTGTGTCGTTGAAACTCAACAGGCCAACGGTCGCCGTCAGTTCGCTTTCGTTGCTGTGGTTGGCATCGCTGCTGATACAGTAGTAGGCATCATTTAGGTCGGCGTCGTCAAAGCCTGAAAGTGTTATGGTGTCGCCAATGGCCGGAATGTTTAGGGAGCTAGTGCAGACGATGGTTGCTGTTACCTCGATTGTCTGGTCGGAAATGACAAAACTCATCGTGTTGCCGTTGTTCCCCTTGATGCGCTTGGTTTCGGCCCTATGGCCGCCGCTTAAACTGGTGACTGCCGCCTCGCCGCTGATGCCGGTCGAGGCCGCTGTGGCGATGCCGTACTGAATTGCCGTTCCTTTAATTGTAGCCATAAAATCTCCTAAATTCTCAAGCGATATTTGACGCGGCCGCCAAAACCTCAAGCGAAACCTCTGTCCTCATCGACTGTGCAGGGCAACCACTCCGTCGCCAGCCTGGTCAACGTCGATGTAGAATTGGTCGGCCGCGAAGTAATTGTCCTCCTCGCCGGCCTGAAAAGTGATTGACGAACCTGGTTCAAGCCGGAAACCGGCCGAGTCGTCGGTTGATGCCGGCTGAATGTAGACGTTGCCCACATTCAGGGTGCGAGCCGATTTCATGCCCTGGAACGTGATTGAATGGAACAGGACAGAATCAGTACCAAGCACCTCCGGCGTGCCGGTTGCTGCCACGGTCTTGCTGATTGAATTGAGTGACGCCTTGAGATTCGAGAAGCCTGTTGTAACCAGGTCGGACGACGCCGCCAGGACTTCAACTGTCACCTCGCAATACCAGGCCCGCTCCTCCACTCCCTTTTCCAGGGCGCGAGAGATAACGGCAAAAACCGTAACCTCCTCGGTGGCATCCGACAGGGTGCTGGCCAGGTCGGAGTCCATGAACAAGTCGCGAATGACGGCAACGTGCGTCTGGTGCGTGGCCAGGGTCGTGTCGTCCATGGATTCAATCAGTCGCACCGTCAGTTCGCACTTGAAGTTGCCCAGGCCAGGGATTGATTCTTCGCCGCTGTTGCAGATTACCAGGCAGCGCGGCAGTTCCAGTTCGTCGTCGTCCTCGCCCTTGCTGACGGTGATTGAATAGCCGGCGAATGTGCTGTCGCCGTCCAGCACAGCCTTGGCCCTGGTTTCAAGTTTTTCCTCTAACGAATTGTATGCCATTAAAAGCCTGCTTTCTTGTAGTCGCGGCCAAGTTTCTTCTCGATATAAATGGTCATATCAGCCACCGCCGCAGCCATGCCCATGCTCAACCCTGCCTTGATCTTGCTAATGGCTTGCTGGCTGTTGTTTGTGGCGCTATTGGCAACCCAGGCTTCAGGGTTAAGTTCCGACTTGGCCGGTCTGCCCCATCCTTTTGTCGCTGCCTTGCCTTTGCTCAAGCCCTTCGGCCATGGGCGCCTGTCGCGGCGCTCGACGGCGTAGGAAAGTTTTTTAATTGCCGGCATCCAGCCGGATTTCAGGAAGCGAACGGCCCGCACCCGCATATTGATTAACTTCTGCGCGGCCTTCTCTAACTCCTTGCCCCAAATCATCGGCTGGCCAGCCTTCTTGCGGCGGCTGTTCACGATCCTGGCCGCAAAACTGTTTGCCTTCAGGATTCGCTTGCCCTTCCGTAGTTGGCCGGTCTTCCGGCTTTTGCTGACCTTGTTGCCAATGGCGCCCAGCTTGTACTCGATGGCGCTGGCGCTGGCTGCGTCTGTGTGCTTCAACGCCTGGAAGGCCAGGTCGAGCGCCTTGGCGTTCACTATGTCCTTGAAACTGCGCCGGTTCACCTTGGCGTAGCGCCTCAACTGCTGCGTGAATGCCGCCTGGTTAATCTTAACGCTCATCGGTCGGCGCTCATTAAATTGAAACGCACCTCGGCAGCGTCGGCCGGTGTGGTTGTAATCTTCTCGATGCGATAACTCTGGCCGTCAACGGTCATCTTGGAACCAATGTCTGGCAGGGTTGAATGGTCTGCCTTCTTCGCAACAATTGTCAGGTCGAAGTCGTCAAGAAAACCGCCCTCGCCAGAGTCCTGGCCCTTGGCTATTTCATTGACGGCGCCGGTGTAGGTTGTAACGCCAATAATATAGTCCACCGGCAGGTCGGCTATCATCTCGGCAATGTCGTCCGCGTAACTCATTTAACAAAAAAGCCGACGGCCGCTGTTTAGCAGGCCGCCGGCTGAATCATAACGCTGGCCGTTAGGCCATCAGCTTGCGCCTCTTGAAGTGAAACGGTTTCCTAAAAACCGCCACCTCGTCGAAGCTCACCTTTTCCGCATCCAACTCGTCGGCATATTTGGCGACTGCCTTTCCGGCATCCTCGCCACAGTAAAGCACCTTATATTTGGCGCCCTTACGGCCAACGGTCAGACTTAACTTCATTAAGCGGAAACGATGCGCTTCATGGAGTCGGTGCCAGATGCCACGCCGTAAATCATCGTTGCCGTGATGTACTGTGCGCCATCTTTACCCTCGTACCAGTTGCGAAGCTGCAACGTCACGCCGGTTCCAGGGTCTTGGACAGACTCAACTGCGCCCGCCCAGTTCTCTGGCAACGCCGGCTGGCGGCCTGCAATAATCAAAGCCTCTGGCCCGCAAGCGAAACCTTCCAGACTCTCGCCGTTGGCAGGAATGTCGCTGTACTCGTACACGTTGAAACCGTGAACCTTCGGCACCGCATTGTCCTGAATAGAACCAGGGCCGCCGTAGGCGTAACTGGCCTGAATGGCATTGTCCTGCGCCAGGTTGGCGTAGTAGGCCGGCTTGATAACCAAGGCGCGGTCAGACTTCGGCACGTTCAAGGTCGTAAGGTCGCCAGCCAGGTCGGCCACGTCGTCGGCGCCAAAGCTACCGGCAACAACCGTTACCTCGTTGCTGTAGGTAGCCGTCAAGGCCAACGCCAGCAGGTCGTCCATCATCGCATTAACAACAGCGTGAACAGCCGGCCGGACGAAAGTCCTTTCGAGCATATCCATGCCGCCCTTGGCAATCTCCAGGTCGGTGAAGGCCGCCGTGAAGTGCTTGTGCTTGTTCAGCGTGATGGTCTTGGCCGTTGAAGTAACGTCCGTTGCAGAGTATCCGCTTGTGGCATCTCCTGCGCTTACAGCAGTCGCAACGCGAGTGCTTACCGATTCGCCGACATCAGCAACGTCGCTGCTGAAGTCAGTCGTGAATGCCGAAACAATTGGCATTTCGGCCGATAAGGTTTCGAGCGTTTGTTGTGCGATTTGGGCTAAATTTACGCCCCCTAGTGTGTTTGCCATATTAGTATGCTCCTAAAAAATTAGAGTTGCGGTTTAATCTCGGTGCGATAGAAAACCGTGCGCTCCTTCAGGTTTTCAATTGCGGAATAATCGTTCCAAAGGTCGGCCAGGGTTTTCACCTTGCTGACTGCCTCGACGTCCTCGGCTACCGGCTCGGCACCCTGCTGGGCGACTATCTCGGCAGCCTGGGCGCCGGCTAATTCCGCGACGTCGGCCTGGTCGGCCTTGGCCTCGGTCAATTCGGCCTCCAGTTGGCCGCACTTCTCAAGTAGGCCAGCCTGCGCTTCATCAAGTTTTTCAACTTGCTCCTTCAACGCGACGACTTCGCCGGTTGCCTGCTCTGTGCCGACTGTGGCAGCTTCAAGCTGCGATTTAAGGTCGGCGTTTTCTTGTGCGATGGTCATCGTTTCAAAACAAATGTGAGTTCATCTTACGCCTTCCCCAGCTTTTGCAAGAGAATATCCAAACTTTTAGCCTCGCCGTCAATCATGCCAATCTCGGCGGCTCGCCTTCCCGTGAAGGTCTGGCCCTGCAAACTGTCGTAACTCAACTCCGGCCGGAACTTGCGAACAAAACCGGCAAACTCGTTGTACGTTTCCATCACTTCAAGTTGCAGGTGTTTCCGTACTTCCTCATCCAGGGCCACGCCAGGGAAACCGGCGGCCTTATATTTGCCACTCTTGAAAACCTCAACCTGCACGCCCTGCTCGGCAAGCGCCGCGCTGGTATCCATCACGGGCAGGTAGACGCCAACGCTGCCAACGTCGGCAGACGGTGCGGCAAATATACCGTTGGCACCGGCCGCCAACCAATAGGCCGCGCTGGCCATTTGGCTGTCGGTGTAGGCGTAGATTTTTTTGGTGCCTGACGCCTGAACAGCCTCGACTGTCTCGGCTAATTCCGGCACGCCGGCAACTGTCCCGCCTGGTGAGTCAATATCCAAAATAATTGTATCAACCTCGTCATCCTCGGCCGCCAACTCGATGGCCGCCATGACGTCAAGCGCATCGACGCCGCCCAGCATCTTGGCAACAGGGCCAAGTTTGTGGCCAATAACTCCAGCAACGGGAATGATTGCCACGCCGCCACTCTCGGCAAAGGTGTAATCCTCCAACTCGTCGCCAGCCGCGTCGTCCTCGGCGGCCTCGATTATGTTCGCGCCAAGGGTTGCCTGGGCCTGCTCAATGCAAGCCGGCAGAATGGCCCACTTTTCAAACTCCTGTCTTATTTTCATTTGTTGGTAATCCGTTCGGGGTTAATAACTGCACGCGGTTCGGGTCGATGCCGTATTTGTCGGCCAGGTCTAAAACGAAACGCTGTTCGGTGATTCTTTTCTCCACCTCATCCTCCCAATGCAGGCCACGGTCGGCGTATAGTTCCTGCAAGGTTGTCAGGCCCAGCTTGTAATCTTCTCGGCCGGCTGCCGCATCGCGACCGCCATCAACTGAAATTTTGCGCGGGCCTTGGTAATGCCAGGAATACCAATCGCCGCCCTTCGGGCTTGGCAACAGGCCCATCTTCATGGCCTTGGCCAGGGCGTAGCCGTCAATTCGTTTGGCAATCTTGCGGACTAGCCTCTGGTTTTTCTCGACTGTGCGCTGCGCCTTCGCAGTAACCAGGCGAACCACCGCCCCGCCAATCTTGGTCGGGTCAAGTGACAGGTCGTATGGCCATTCAAGCGCCTGGAAGGCGCTGCGTAAAATTGTATTTTCAAACTCCTGGGCGTTGGCGCTGGGCCGGTTCCTGTCCATCACCTCGATCTTGCTGCCGGAGCCGGCGCGGAAATATCTAATGGCGCCGCCTTCAAGCGTTTCCATGGTTGTGGACAAGGCGCCGTCCTCAATTGTCTGGTCGATGAATGCTTCAGAGTCGTCGGCGTAACCGTCCTCGTTGTGTTCAACCAGGGCAATGCTGCTGGCCGCCTTCTGTGCGCTCAACTCGTATTCGCGCAACTCCTTGACGTCCTGCAAGTCGGCGGTGACGGCCGAAAGAGGAGTGATGCCACGCCCCTGGTCTGACCATTCAGGGAAAAAGCACAGCGCCATATCGCGGGCGCTGACTTTGCGCTCGCCGTCAATTCGATAGGACACCGCACGGCCTTGCTTGTTACTGATTACGCCGTTGTGTTCGCTTGCGTCCTGGCTTCGGCTGGCTATGCGGTGAGCAGGTATCAACTGCACGGCGGGATAACCGCCGGCTGTGTTTGTCAGCATCACGCCAACGTCGCCGTCGCGCTTTATCGACAGCAGCGACAGGTAGAGAAATTCTTCAAAATCACAGCGCCCTTGAATGTCCATGATTTTGTGCCAATCGTTTAGCCAGGTTTCAGCACGCACGCCCCATTCCAAGTCCTTGCCGACATATTGCGGAATGAAGGGCTGGACGCTGTAGGTGCATTGCTCAAGCAGGGCGCCGCGTACTGGTGCGAAGTTTCCGAATAGCCAGCGGCCTGCGCTGACAAGTTGCTGGTGCGTGCCGGTCGGGATTAACTGCTTTGTGTCCTTGTTCAGGTAGCGGAGCGGGCGCCGGTAACGGTTGCTCTGGTATTGAGGTTCCCAAAGCGAACCAAGTTTTTTTAAGAATCCTTTAAGCATTGCGGAACTTTGCTTGCGTGCGGGTTGACAGGTAGCCGTAGGTGGCTGGGTCTTTTTTCTTTAATGCGAACAGGCATTCGCGCAGCACTTGGTCGATGGGAAGCGTAAACTGCTTGGTGGCATTCCGGCCGCCAATGCCGTATGCCATCAAGGTTTTGCCTTCAGTCAAAAGCGTCTTGGCCTTTGTCTGGATGGCAACGATTTCGCTGGTGCTAAAATTGAGAAATAAACCCTCTGCCCGCATTTGGGAAAGATAGTCGGGGCCGTCAGGGAAATCTCAAGCGAATGAAAAGAAGGCGGCTCTGCGTGGGGAAAGAGGAAACCAACAGAGCCGCCTTTGAGACATGAACCAAACCGAAACCAACCTGCGTCAGTCTTGGGAATCGTCAAGCGACTTCAGCCAGACACTTGGCCATCATGGCAGCCGCAACCTGCATCCCTTCACAATCCCAAATATGATTTGCCCGCTTGCCGACTCGATGCCATTCATAAACAACCTGGCCGGCTTTGTCGTGCCGCTCCTTCCGGCGTTCGCTGAACATTTGCAGTTCGTATTCCTGGCCGGCATCCGGCAGCGCCGTCCAACTGGCGCCCTTGCCGTCGCGCAGATTGCAAAGCACATCCTTCACGGTTGGGTTGCTCCAATGGAACAGCGACACAGGGCGCACCCTGCCCTGGCTTTTTGTTCCGACGGCAGGGTCAACGTAAACCCTGGGCGAGTAGGCGCGGCGCACGTTGTCGATGCCTTTCAGCTTGTGCGCGAAATCCCGCGCCTTGGCGCCTCGCATACAAGTGAAACCAAACCGTTTGCAGGCTGCATAAACTTTCTGCGTGTTGTAGGCCGAGTCGATGAACAACAGGTGCGGTTTCACTTCGTGCTGTATTCTTAAATCCTCAATGTCGTCAAAGGTCAGAGGTTTTGACCAATGCACCAACCTGCTGCGGCCGTCCTTCGACCAGGCACGCACTACCAGGTAGAACAAATCCTTCTGCACGTCCACGGTTGCAAACCTGAAATCCTCATCCACCCAGGGCCAGGCGTCATCATGCACCGACAGTTCGCGCAGTTCGTCGTCGCTTTCCATTTCTTCAATCCAGGGCACGCCAAGCGATTCGCATTTGAATGCCTTCAAGGGAACAGTTGTGCCAACTCGCAGCGCAGCCTTGGCCTGGAGAAATTCCTGGACCAAATCACGCCAGGCTACCCATGGCGGCAACACGGCAGACCAACGAAATGAAACCTTCTCGCTTGGCGCCTGCGGATTCGTAACCTCCCAAACGCCGGAGCAGGCAAACGCCTTGCGAATGTCTTGCCGATCAACAAACGCCGCCTGGCATTCAGGGCATTCGTAACGGATTGTCTTGGTCAGTTCGTCGAAATCCCATTCGTCGTTTTTGAAAGTGTCGGCGTTCGTATCCCATTTGATGTTATCGAATGCCATTTCGTGCCGGCCTTTGCATTCGGGGCATTCAACCTTGTAAATCCTCCTGTCGCCTTCCAGGTATGCACGATGCACATGGTCATTTTCATGGTCAGGCGTTGAAATCATTATCCGGCGAGCGTTCCAGAATGCCCGCGTGCGTTTCAGCACCATCTCGTAGGCGCCTGGGGGATAGTTCCGCACCTCGTCAAGGAACAGCCAGCGCACCGGCTTGCTTTGCAGCTTGCTCTGACTGTTGGCGCCGTTGATGACCAGAGGCATCGAGGCGAAATTGATTTCAAGCGTCGTCTTGGCGTGTCGGTCGGCAGGGAACAGCCGCGCCACAGGTTCGCAGTTCTCCAGGGTCGGCATCAGCCTTGTCCTGGCAAAGGTCTTGGCCTCGTCCTGGGCAGCCATCACCCACATGGCAGGGCCGGCATCCTCGGCAATGCACCAGGCCAGCAAGGTCATCACCATCTGTGTCTTGCCGGATTGGGCGCTGCACATGATGGACAAATCCTTCACGCGGTTGTCGGCAAACGCCTCCATGGGTTCCTTTGTCCAGGGCGCGATATTGGAATTGAACTTGCCAGGAAAAGGGCTTGTCTTGTCCACGATCAGATTTTTTTCGGCCCACAGCCATGGCGCGGCGGTACTCCTGGGCGCAATCGCTTGTCTGGCTATTTCTTCGCAGTAACTTTTTGCCATTTGTCTGTCTCAATTGATTTGAATGCCTCGGCCAATGCGCCGCGCATTCGCACCTGGATGTCGGCTGCCTTCATGCCTTCAAGGATTGGCGGCAGTTCGTTCTCCAGGGCGCCGTACAGCACCGATTTGAATTGGTGAATGACGCGGGTCAGTTCGCGGGCAATCTCGTCCTTGGCGATGTACTGCCGCTGCTCGACCTGGTTTTGAAATTTCAGCTTGGCAATCTGCTCCTTGAGCAGGTCGGCCTTCAGGTCGGTCAGGTTTCGGTTGTCTGCCGCTGCCGGCGTGCCGACGCTGGGCGCCGTGTCGATGCCCTCGGCCGTCAGATGTTCAAGCACCTGCTCGACGTCGTAACCTTTCGGGCCTTTCGCTGGGAAACCTGGGCGCTTGGCTAAATGGTAAAGCCTCTGATTGCTGAAGTTCAGCGCCTTTGATAGGGCTGCCAGGGTTTTAATTGGTTGCGGTTTTTTTTGCGCCATATTTGCGTTTTAAGGTCGTTTAGTTTCCTGGGCTGTGGCCATGCGCTTAATCAAAAAGAATGCCGCGGCGGCAGCCCCAGGCGTCCAAAGGCCCAAAACCTCCACAAATAGATAATAAAGTTGCGGGAATGGACACC